TTTGTGCACTAAAGATGTATTATCCTGCAGATGGTTATATTGCTTGGCATACTAATTGGAATGTACCTGGATTCAATTGTTTGTTCACTTGGGGTGACGGTAACGGATACTGGAGACATTTAGATAGTTCAAAAGAAGAACCTGGTTCAATAAGACCAGATCCAGATAAACATTTAGTACATATGCAAGATGTTCCTGGCTGGCATTGTAAATTAGGATACTATGGTAAGAAAGAAGAACACAATAAAATTATGTGGCATGCTGCATATGGTGGTCCAAGAATAACTCTTGGCTGGGTTGTGTTTGATGAGAACATCTGGGAAGATATTATTGAAGAGTTGACTTCAGAAGAAGTAGCTCAAGGAAAAGAAGCTACGTATCTAAATTCTGATTCTGGCAATCAATAATTTTTCTATTAACCATTAGTCTATGTTTGGTTCCAATAAACTGAACATCTTGTTCATTTACTACTTTTAAACATTCTAATGCTCTTTTAGTTCTACCATATATTACAAACCATAAAGTGTTTTGGTCAAGTAATCTTAGTTCGCATAATCCACTTTGACCTTTTGCAGCCATTCTTCGCTGTCCAAAGTGTTCATACATAGATGGATCCATAGATAATATGTCAGAGTAAAACTCTTTTGCATTATCATAAGCGTTCCAATAAGTCTTATATTCCTCTACTAGAGCAAATTTGAAGTCATTTCGCAATTGCATAATTAAGTCCTCTTATAAATAGTATTAGTATTTATACTCAAAGATATAAAGGAGTAATTAATGGCCACCAGAGTTAATATAATTATTGATCAAGGCACAGACTTTTCAACGACAGTAAACTTAACAGATTCAGCAGGAACAAATCTAAACCTGACTGGATTCTCTGCGGCCTCACAAATAAGAAAAACACATTCGTCTTCTAATTCAACTGCATTTACATGTACAATAACTACAGCTAATTCAACATTAACATTAGCATTGAATAATGCAGTAACAGCAGCAATGACACCAGGTAGATATGTATGGGATGCAGAACTAACAGCATCAGATGGAACTATATCAAGAATATTAGAGGGCATGGTAACTGTTACACCGGAGGTGACTAAGTAATGTCAAATACATTATTCAATGATGCAAGCCTTAATGTAAAGGTTAATATACCAAGTGGAGGAGTTCAAGACAATGAATTCAATACTACTAATGTTGTAACTATCACTACAAGTGGTGGTGTTGGTGGTGGAGGTAGTATACAGAACTTAGCTGATGTAGATGATGACCCATTAGTAAATAATGGTATTCTAATATACAATAGTGCTAATAGTACATATACTTTAACACAAATACCAAATGGTGCATTCTTTGAATTTGAGTTTACAGCTGCAAATGGACAAACAAACTTTGCAGGTAATGATAACAACTCTGCAAGTTTAAATTATAGAACAGCAGACTCTATAAAAGTATTCCTTAATGGAGTATTGTTAGAAAATACAACAGACTATACAGCAACTAATGGTGCTAATGTTGTACTAACATCTGGTGCAAGTAATAATGATATATTACAAATACATTCATATAACATTTTTAGTAGCAATAATATATCAGTTGCTTCAAATAATAATATAGGATTATCTAATAGTAATCCTTCACATATGTTATCTGTTAATGGAAATACTTTCCTACAACAGAATACAGTTATTAACGATACTCTGTTAGATGCAAATAACAGAGCACTAAAAGTATACTACGCTAATGGTAGTGTAGCTTGGGGATAATAAATGACAAGTAAGGCAAGACATTTAGCAGATTTGATAGCAGTAGGTGCAAGAGGTAAAGCTCTTGGTAATACTGACGTATCAATAAAATCAGACAAAGTAAGTAATACAGCAGTATCAAGATTAGGTACTGGAGCAGCTGATGATTTATTAGTTGCTAATACAACAAGTGATAAGATAGGAATACAAACAACTAACCCTCAAGCAGTATTAGATGTAGAAGGTGATATAAGAGTAGGAACAGATTTAGAAGATAATACCGGAAGAGTATTTAAAACATACTATGCAAACGGTAGTATTGCTTGGGGAGAATAAATAAGACTATGAGTAGACCAACAACAAAAGCAACATTCAAAGAACATTGTCTTCGTAGGTTAGGTAAACCTGTGATTGAAATTAACGTAGACGAAGATCAATTAGATGACAGAGTAGATGAAGCATTAGATTACTATGCTGATTATCACTTTGATGGATTTGAACACACTTACTACAAACACCAAGTAACAGACACAGACAAAACAAACAAGTATATAACATTACCAGATAACATTATAGGTGTTGTTGATTTATTTGACATTGGTGATGCAACAAGTACAAACAATTTATTTAATGTTAGATATCAAATAGCATTGAACGACTTATATGATCTTAGTAGATATGAATTAGTACCATATTATATGAACTTCCAAAACATTAGAATGATTGAAGAGATATTAGTTGGTAAACAAAGATTAAGATTTAACAGACATCTAAATCAATTACATATAGATATGGATTGGAATAGATTCAATACAGGCGACTTCTTAGTATGCAAAGCATACAGAGTTATAGATCCAGACACATATACTGATGTTTGGAAAGACAGATGGTTATTAAGATATGCAGCATGTTTGATCAAACTACAATGGGGATCAAACTTGACAAAATTTGAAGGGATGCAATTACCTGGAGGGGTTCAGTTTAATGGGGCAAAACTATATGATGATGCTTTTGCTGAGAGACAGCAGCTGGAAGAAGAGATCCAAAGCAACTATGTATATCCGCCTGAAGATATGGTGGGCTAATAAATGGCACAACAAAATGTATTTTTCAACAACTTTGCCAGCAGTCAAGAGCAGAGGTTAATAGAAGACTTAACTATAGAGTCTATTGGAATCTATGGTGTTGAAGCATATTATCTACCTAAGACATATGGTGATTATGATTATCTATATGGTGAAGATGATATAGCAACTTTCTCAGATTACTACACAGTACCAATGTATATCAACAGTGTTGAAGGATTTGGTGGTGAAGGAGACTTCTTAAGTAAGTTTGGTGTAGAACAAAGAGATACAATGACAATGTCTGTTGCAAGATTATCATTTGAAGAAGAAGTTGGATCCGAAGACAAAGCAAATATTATAAGACCTAGAGAAGGTGATGTAATATATTTCCCACTTAACAAAAAACTTTATACAATTAGTTTTGTAGAACATGAACCAGTGTTCTATCAAATGGGTGCTTTACAATTCTATGAACTAAGATTAGAGATGTTCGAATACTCTAATGAAAGACTATCTACTGGTATACATGAGATTGATAAGTTAGAAGCTACAAGATCAATGGACATTCATATGAAGTCTATGTTAGTAATGGAGACAGGAGATCCACCACTACCTATTCATATAGAGACAGGACATAGAATTATGTTAGATGGATTTACTGAATTAGATCAAGATGATATAACAGATAGTGAGAATACATTCTTTGAGACAGGAGCAGATAACTTTATAGACTTTAGTGACGCAGATCCGTTTAGTGAAGGTGGGAACTTCTAATGTTTGGACATAAGTTTTACCATCAGGCTATAAGAAAGTATATCATTTTATTTGGTACTATCTTTAATGATATTCATATAGAAAGACGAAATAGTAATAACAATGTTATACAAACTATTAAGTGTCCACTAACTTATGCACCTAGAGAAAAAGTCACAGCAAGGTTAGAACAGAACCCAGCAATAACAGAACAGCAATCAGTACTATTACCTAGACTATCTTTTGAATGGACTAACATGATGTATGATCCAAGTAGAAAGTTAAACACAATGAACAAATGGAGAAAAGATCCAGGTGATGCAGCTACTGGTGGTAAGATGAAATTTCAATTCCAACCAGTACCATATGATCTAATGTTTGATTTCAATATCTATACTAGATATGCAGAAGATGCAACACAAATATTAGAACAAATAACACCATTCTTCACACCAGAATTTACTGCAACCATTAACTTAAATACAGAAATGGGTATAAAAGTAGATACACCAATTATATTAGAATCAATGTCTTCACAAGATATTTACGAAGGAGACTTTGAAACTAGAAGAGCTTTAATATGGAATCTAGGATTTAGAATGAAGGCTTATCTGTTTGGACCAGAAAGAGAATCCGCAGCAATACGTAAGTCTAATACTAATTTCTATACTACTCATGCTAATGGAGCATTTGGAAATACTCCAGCAACAGCTGTAAAAATACAGCCTGGATTGCTAGCAAACGGCAGTCCAACCACGAATGCAGCAGCGTCTATTTCTGCAAATAGTATAAATAGTAGTGATAACTTTGGAACAGTTATAGATTTTGAGGATTACTTTGATGGCGAATCATGATGATAAAATAGCAGAAACTTTAAACTTAACTCCTGTAGATAACAAAACAGAAGTAGTAAAAGTAGAACCTGCAGACGATCAAAAGTTAGAAAACGACTTTCAATATGCTAGAGAGAACTTATATAACATTATTGAAAGAGGTACTGACGCACTAAATGGTATAGTTGATTTAGCTAACCAATCACAACATCCAAGATCATTCGAAGTAGTAGCTGACTTAGTTAGAACATTATCTGGAGCAAACAAAGATTTATTAGATATCCAAAAGAAAATGAAAGACATGGATCCAGATAAACATAAACCACAAAAAGTAGAAAACAATTTATTCATAGGTTCAACAAAAGACCTTACTGACTTATTAGATGGTGGTGCAAGAAAAGTACCAACTATAAAGAAAAAAGATGTCGACAGTTAATCATTACTTAGGTAATCCAAAGCTAAAAAAAGCTAACATACAAATAGATTTCTCACAAGAAGAAATCCAAGAAGTTGTTAGATGTAGTAAGGATATAGTATACTTTTGTGAAAAGTATCAAAAGATTATAAGCATTGACGAAGGTCTAATGCCATTCGAACCATACGACTATCAAAAAAATATAATGCATACTGTTAATGAAAACAGATTTGTTATATGTAAGATGCCTAGACAGACTGGTAAAACAACTACAATGGTAGCTGTTATGTTGCATTATGCTTTATTCAATCCAGACTTTAACATTGCTATACTTGCTAACAAAGCTGCAACAGCTAGAGAGATATTAGGTAGATTACAATTAGCATATGAGAACTTACCATGGTTCTTACAACAAGGTGTAGTAGAGTGGAACAAAGGTAGTATCATATTAGAGAATGGTTCAAAGATATTTGCATCATCTACATCAGCATCTGCAATCAGAGGTATGTCTATTAACTTAGTATACTTAGATGAGTTTGCATTCGTACCATCAACAGTACAAGATGAATTCTTTAGTTCTGTATATCCTACAATATCATC